CCAGTGACTACTATTCATTCTTGGTGCGATTCTCAGCCGTCTTTCGCAGAATCAAGGGAGATAGGTGAGTCTAAGATGCGGCTATTCTATGAGCAATTAGGCATCGAAGGCACGATAGGAAACATCAAAGGCTTTAACGGTCACGTTTATATCTTTATGACTAAAAACAAACTGAAGTGGTCTGACCGCGTTGTGCTTGAGTCAAAAGACGCACAGCCAATTGTGCTAAGTTATGATCCGGTAAAACTATTAGACGGAGAAGAAAAGTAATGCCACTCGCTAAAGGAAAATCTGACAAGGTTGTATCAAAGAATATCAAAAAGCTGATGGACGAAAATTATAGCCAAAAGCAAGCTATTGCTATTGCCTTGTCTGAGGCTGGCAAGTCAAAGCCTAAGAAGAAAAAAGGCAAGTAATGGCCGTAAGCACGCCTACGCTTTCGGAGTTTAATCCGACAGTAATTCCTTTTCAAAAAAAAGTAGTTATTGACTGCGCTAGGTTTGACTATTCTCTTGGCACACATGAAGTGCTTTTGTCCGGATCGGTCGGCTCTGCAAAGTCAATATTGATGGCTCATTTAGTTGTCCGTCATTGTGTTGAAAATAATGGCGCGAGGGTGTTAATAGGCCGTAGAGCTTTGCCTGACTTAAAAGATACGCTGTATCTAAAAATATTAGAGCATTTAGAAGGAGTCGATCAAAAAATCTGGCAGTCGACAGATAACATCGGACGCATACGCTTTGCCAATGGCTCTGAGATTATTTCACGCTCTTGGGCAGATAAACGCTATTCAAAACTTAGGTCACTTGAGCTTTCAATGGCTGCTATAGAAGAGCTAACTGAAAATCATGGTGACGATGAGCAAGCCTATCACGAAATCAAAATGCGTGTAGGACGTTTGCCTCATATTAAGACGCCTCTCATCATTGCCGCGACTAACCCAGACTCTCCAGGTCACTGGGCTTATCGTCACTTCATAGAATCTAAAAGCCAAACTAGACATGTTTACTTTTCACGCACAGAAGACAACCCTTTCCTGCCTCCGCAGTATATTGCGCAGCTTAAACAAGATTTAGATCCTAAGCGTGCCCGTCGAATGCTCTACGGTGAATGGATTGAGATACAAGATGAAGTAATTTATTACCAATACGATTCTAAGCGTCAGCATATTCAAGATGACTTTATACCTCCAGCAGATGCCACAATCATGCTCAGTTTTGACTTTAACATTGGTGACGGTAAACCAATGTCAGCTATCGCCATGTGTAAGGTCGACGGTATCTACCATGTCTTTGCTGAAGTCATTGTCGAAGGCGCGCGCACTGATGAAATCATGGCAGAGTTTTTTGACCGTGGCATCATTACGCCAGACAGAAAGTATGAAGTACATGGTGACGCCTCTGGTAAGGCTAGGCATACTGCATCAAAGCGGTCAGACTATGAAATTATTAAGGAAGCTTTGGACCGTAACGGGATAAAGTATACCTACAAAGTACCGTTAGCTAACCCAGCGATACGTACCAGGCATAACACAGTGAACGCATTATCCCTCAATGAGGCCGGAGATTGCAGGTTATTTCTTCATAAATGCCCGATATTAGACAAGGGCTTGAGGCTGACAGCGTTTAAAAAAGGCGGTAAGCTAATTGAGGATGATTCTAAGAGTTACCAGCACGTCACAACTGCGCTAGGCTATGCTATCGTCAGAGATATGTATGATGAAAAGCGTGGGCCAAGTCACTCAATAATTTTATGAGGCTTTAAAATGATAGATCCGAAAAAGGTAGTCAAAATTATCAAGGCACAGGCATCGGTGCTGCAGACTCATTTTAAGACGTTGGACATTTTAGAGGGTAATCTTGAGCCGTACCTCACTAAAGCCTTAAAGCGTATCTTGTCTGACAGAGTTTATAGCTATGCAGTTGAGAGGCTTGTGCCTATTAATATCTTGCCGCGATATGTAGATAAGCTAACTAATATCTATCAGACTGGCGTCATGCGCGAAGTTGTGGGCGGTGAAGACTCTGACCAAGCATTGTTAGGGTGGTATGAAAGCCAGCTTGACGTTAATAAAATGATGCACAACGCCAATAGGCTTTATAATGCGTGCAAGTCTACATTAATTCATCCTTATGCTACTGAGGCAGGGCCAGCACTTAGAATTATCCCCAATGATCGATTTGTAGTTTGGTCAACAGATGAAATAAACCCGACTAAGCCTACAGGCGTAGCTCTCTTAGCTGGTAAAGATTCTCAAAATAGAGAAATTTTCTGGGTATATACTGACGAAGAATTTTATATCATCAAGTCAGATGAGACGATTGACGCAAAAGCCATGGAAGAAATGGGCATAGGTGACGGTATTAACCCATACGGCGTGTTGCCTTTTGTCTATGCAAATAGCTCATCACTGCGCCTTGTACCTGTGCCAGATGTCGATAGCCTTCGCATGACTGAATACGTGCCTTCAGCGTTAACCGATCTTAACCTCGCAGCAATGTTTTCTGCATTTTCTATGACGTATATCAAAGACGGCAACATAGAAAATCCGACCTATGCGCCTAATGCTCTATGGTTTTTAAAGGCCGATGACCCTGAAAAAGAAGTGCAAATTGGTACAATCAAACCTGAAGTAGACTATGAAGAAGTGCTAAACCTCATTCAATCTGAAATGAGCATGTGGCTTGGCTCTAAAGGTATTAAGTCTGGCGCGGTCGGACAGCTTACGACTGACCAAGCGTCAAGCGGCATAGCTAAGATGATAGACGAAGCAGATACCTATGACGTGCGCCAAGCTCAGACGTTAGTTTTTGGTAAAGCTGAGACTGATTTGTGGGATTTGATACTTCACAGTATGCATCCTGTATGGGTAAGCCAAGGACTAGTAGAAAATCGCCAGCTATTTAGTCCGTCCGCATCCGTCAAAGCGCGGTTTAGTGTTGTCCCTGTAGGCACTCAGCGCAGCCAATTAATTGCCGATCAGCGTGATGAGTTTGCTGCAGGATTTACTACTCGCAAGCGCGCAATATCCACACTTAATCCACAGTTAACTATGGAGCAAGTAGAGGAGTTGATTGATGAAATTGACTCAGAGCGCGAAGGTGTATCTGAAGAAAATACACAAGAGCAAGCCAGTGAATCCCCAGAGGTAGAAAATGGCAGCGAAATGGCAACGGATCAAAGTTGATTTGTCAGGTTATGACCTGACTATAGATGAAAAAAACGAAGTAGCCGACCTTATCATAGAACGCATTGTTGATAGAACGCAGCAAGGTAAAGATAAAGATGGGCGAAGATTTTCAGGCTATTCTCAAAGCTATAAAGATAGCCTTGATTTTAAAATAGCTGGTAAGTCACCTGGTAAAGTTGACCTGCAGTTATCCGGTGACATGCTGGCGGCTTTAGCTGTCTTAGATAAAAATAAACGAAGTACTTCGACGCCATTTGAGGAAGGCTCAAAAAAAAGGACTGTGATTATCGGTTTTGAGCCAGATTCAGAAGAAAACGCCAAGGCTGACGGAAATATCAGAGGCACATACGGCCAATCAAAGCCTATACCTGGTAAAGCACGCGACTTTTTGGGGATCACAGATCGGGAGCTTGATAACATCATAAGACTGGTGAAAAATGGCTAGGAAATCTGCGGTTATACAATTTAGCAGAATCATGAAAAAGCTAGAGACGGTCGTTAGTAAAGAGGCCGTCAAAGCTAGCTCACTGCAGCCTACGGGTGACTTTGCCGCGTCGATTATCGTAAAGCGCACAAGGCTTGGATACGGAGTAGATAAGCAATATGGCTCAAAGCAAAAATTTGCTCCGTTAGCTCCAAGTTATATTAAACAACGCAAGATGTTTGCTGGCCTCAATCCATTGACTACGCCTAAAAGATCTAACTTAACACGTACAGGCCAGATGCTTGATAGCGTCAAAGCCATTGCTCGAAATGGTGTTATCTATATTGAGCCAACAGGCAGACGTGATGATGGAAAAACCAATTTAGACGTTGCAATCTGGAACCATAAAGGTAACGCTAGACGCAACAGGCCACCGCGTGTTTTTATGAATTTGTCACGTTTAGAGTTTAATCAAACGGTAAGATTTTATAGAAAAACGTTTACGGACTTGTTACGCAAGTTAAAAGTGATATAATTTAACCAGTTTAACTATGGAAGGT